CGCTAGTTCCCGGCTGTTGCTTGGGGGGTGATATTCCGGGTGGTGGCTGGTGGGTTGGGTGTCTGCTGGTGTGGTGGTGCTTGGTGGCGGTGTGGCTGTGTTGGTGGGTGGCTGCGGGTTGGTGTGGCGGTTGGCGGTGGCTGGCGACTTTGAGCCAAAAAACATTGGCGGCACATTTCCGCTGCCATGTTCACATTCACCGTTCGCACCGCATCTGCATCCGCTGGCCTCAAAGAGTTCAGGGCCATGCTTCCCTATGTGGCGGCCAAAACGCTGACCGGCCTGGGTGGCGCTGTGTTCACCCGCATGCCCGGCGAGTTGCAAAAGCGGTTTGACCAGCCCACCTCGTACACGCTGAAGTCTGTGCGGCATGAGTTTGCCAACAAGGCCAAGCTGCGCAGCGCGGTGGGGTTTCCGCAGTCGCAAGATGCCAGCGGCAAAAGCAAAAACGAATTCATGCGCCCCGGTGCCCAGGGCACCAGCTCGCGCCGCCAGAAGCGCACCGAGTTTTTGCTGAGCAAACAGGGGTGGCTGCCGCCTGGGTGGATCACGGTGCCTGGCAGCCATGCCAAAAAGGCGCTTCTGGATGCCAGCGGAAACATTCCGGGCAGCATCTACAAGCAAATCATCAACGTCCTGCAAATTCGGTACAACAAGCCCAAGCCCATCAGCCGGGCAAGCCAGCGCCGCGCTGCCGGGCTGGGTGTGGACCGGGAATTTTTTGCGGTTGCGCCCGGCACCAACGCCCTGGGCCGCAATCGCGGTTACCTGCCCGCCGGGGTGTACCGGCGCACCAAAAAAGGCCTGTTGCAGTATCTGTTGTTTGTGAAGCGGGCCGCCTACGACCAGCGCATTGACATGCGCGAGGTGGGCATGACGGTGGCCAAGGAGATGGGGCAGGCCATTGTGGTGACGGCTTTTGCCGATGTGCGGGCGGCTTTTGCAGCCCGGCGGGCCAGCCGGGCGGGCAAGCCATGACCACCAACCTGAATACCACCTGCACCCAGGCCCAGTTTGGCGAGTTGGTCGGCATTGGCCAGCCCGCCGTCAGCGACTTGCTGGCCCGCAACGTGTTGCAGCCGGGCCAGACCGCCGGGCAGTGGCTGACCAGCTACTGCGCCCACTTGCGCGAAATGGCCGCCGGGCGCGGCATGGATGGCGAACTGGCCTACCAACGTGCGGAGCTGGCACGGGTAAGCCGTGAGCGGGCGCAGATCAAGCTGAACGTGGAGCGCGGCGAGTTTGCGCCCATTGCCCTCATTGAACAGGTGCTAGCCACCGTGGGCCGCAGCGTGGCCGGGCTGCTGGAGCCGCTGCCCGCCCAAATCCACAAGCTGTGCCCGGCACTCACACCCGAAGCCGTGCGCGTGCTTCAAGCCGAAGTGTCGAAGGCCTGCGACCTGGCCGCCGCCGCCGGGCTGGATGTGCTTGACGACCCGAAAGAAGGCGACCCATCCCAGCCTGCTGCCGACGGCGGCGAAGAGGATGCTCTGTTTGAAGACGAACCCTGAAAGAACCCCATGACGAACGACCAATCCATTGAGCAAGAAATCCAGGCCAAAGGACTGACTGCACCCCGCGTCACGCCTGCCGATATTGAGGCAAACATTGCCAGCGAGTATTACTTCACCGCTGGTGATGGCTTTGCGGGGGCTGTCAGTGTCAGCCCTGAATTTGTGAACAGCGAACGAGGCCCAGACGGATTTCCAGTTATCTGCCCCCCTGAGCAGCTTGACCTGCTGACTTTCTGCGTCCTGGTGTTGAAAAACGGCTTCACAGTCACAGGTGAAAGTGCCTGCGCAAGCCCTGAAAACTTTGACGAAGAGGTGGGGCGCAAGATTGCTCGCGCCAATGCGGTTCAAAAAATCTGGCCCCTTATGGGCTACGAGCTGCGCAGCAGGTTGGCTGCGATGGAAGAGCTTGAGGAGTCCAAGCGGACGGACTAACCCATGCTCCCTTGCGACCTACCCCCCGATGTTCTGGCCAGCTTGTGGGCGCATGTGCCTGCGGAGCAGCGGGCCAGCATTCGGGCGGCGGCACGCAAAGGGCTGGAAGCCCTCAAAACCCCCGAGCCCATCAGCCTGCCTGACTGGGCCAACAAGCATTTTTACCTGTCCGCCGAAAGCAGCCAGGCGCAAAAGCGGTGGGAGAGCTACCCGTACCAGGTGGGCATGCTGCACGCGATGGGCGATGACCACATTGAAGAGGTCACCATCAAAAAAAGCGCCCGCGTGGGTTACACCAAGATGATTTTGGCCGCCATGGCCTACTTTGCGCAGCACAAACGGCGCAATCAGTGCATATGGCAGCCCACCGATGCCGACAGCGACGAGTTCTGCAAGGCCGAAGTGGAGCCCATGCTGCGCGATGTGCGCGTGATGCAGACCGTGCTGCCCAGCTTCATGCGCAAAAGCAAGGCCAACACGCTGAACATGAAGAAGTTCCTGGGCAGCATCCTGTTCATGAAGGGTGGCACCAGCAGCGGCAACTACCGGCGCATGACCTTGCAGGTGGCCATTGGCGATGAGTTCAGCGCGTTTGACCAGAAAATTGAAAAGTCGTCAGACCCTTGGACGCTGATGCACAAGCGGCTGGAGGGGGCCACCTACCCCAAGCTGATTTTGGGCAGCACACCACGCCTGAAAGGGTTGGATCACATCGAGCGGCGCGAGCAGGCCGCCACCGCCCGCATGCGCTACCACCTTGCCTGCCCGCACTGTGGCGAAGACCACCCGCTGCTGCCTGGGCGGCTGGATGTGTCGCTCATCAACCAGGGCAAGCCCGTGCGCACCGGGTTTCAGTGGGATGCCGAAGACCCCGAGGGCAGCGTGCGCCACGTTTGCCCGCACTGCCTGCAAAGTATTGACCAGGCCACCTACCTGGAGCTGTGGCACCACGGCCACTGGGCCAGCGACTGCGGAAACTACCACCTGTACGCCGATGGAACCTGGACGGACGGCACCGGCTGCAAGCTGACGCACCCGCCGCGCCACGTTGCATTCCATGTGTGGACGGCCTACAGCCCACAGACCACCTGGGCCGTGATCGTGCGCGAAATGCTGGACGCACTGCGGGCCAAACAGGCCGGTGATGCCGCCGCACTGGAGGGGTTTACCAACGAAACCTTGGGCGAAACCTGGCAGGAAGAGGTAGAGGCCAACGACAGCCACGAGCTGCAAAAACGCGCCGAAGCCTACCCACTGCGCCGCGTGCCCCCCGGTGGCCTGGAGCTGGTGGCCGGGGTTGACGTGCAAGACAAGTGGTGGGCTGTCACCGTGTACGCCATTGGCCGGGGTGAAGAGAGCTGGGTGATCGACTGGCAGGTGATTGAGGGCAACCTGAGCAAACAGACCGAGTGGGAAGAGCGGCTGTACCCCTACCTCTGCACCACCTTCTGGCACTGGCACGGGGCACCCATGCGCATACGCGCCGTGGGTATTGACACGGGCGGCAACCACACCCACGACGTGTACACCTTCGCCCGCAACCACGCGCACGAAAAGTTCTTCGCCCTCAAAGGCGACAGCCAGCCACACAAGCCCATCAAGGGCCGAAGCAGCAGCCAGGACGTGAACTACCGTGGCCGCATTCTGAAAAACGGCGTGAAGCTGCACATGGTGGGCACCGACACGGCCAAAGACCTGATTTTTGGCCGCTTGAAGATTGAGCAGCCCGGCCCAGGCTACATGCACTTCAGCGAGTTTCTGCCTCTGGAGTTCTACACCGGCCTGACCAGCGAAGTGCGCCGCACCGTGCGCACCGCACGCGGCGATGTGAAGCACTGGGTCAAAACCGTGGCCCGCAACGAGCCGCTGGATACCACCGTGTACGCCATTTTTGCCAGCCACGCCCTGGGCCACCACACCTACACCCAGCACATGTGGGACAGGCTGGAACAGAGCCTGCTGCCCGACCTGTTCAGCCCCGCGCCACCCATGCCCGAGCAGCCCGCCGCCCAGCCAGTGGTCAACCAGCAGATGACAACTCAGCAAGCTGCCGTGGCGGCAGCGGTGACGGCCACCCCCACCCAGGGCCCAGCCCATGAACAAGCCATTCAGCAGCCTGAAAATGCATCAAAAAAAGAAGCTGAAAACACAATACCAGCAAGCGCAGACGCGCAAAAACATGATGAAAATGAGCATGAAAATGCCCATGCACAACAGCGGCCACCACTGACCCAGCATGCCGCCAGTGCTGGCGAGCAGGCCCAGCCAAAACCAACCCCGCCAGCCACCCAGCCAGTGCGCATTGCCACCAAGCCGGTGGCACGCCGCCGCACGCCCGCGCCTGCCAGACCGTTTGCCCCCAGCGGCTGGCTGGAGCGGGGCTTTACCTGACAACACAAGGCCCGCCAACCATGATGACGACAGAAAACACCGCCACCTCCGCCGCCGAAGCCATTGGCGACGACCACCACACCGCCGCCAGCCTGGCCGCCTTCAGGAAAGCAGCCATGGCCGCCGCGCAAAGCAAAAACCGCACGCCAGCGCAGAGCGAAGACGATGCGGCGCTGCTGGAATCGGAGTTTGCGCGGGTGGCCCGCACTGAACTTGGTCTGGAGGATGCCCGTGCCAGCCAGGTGGCCCGCGCTTTTGTGCTGGGGCTGCGCCGCAACTACGGTGCCCAGCGCATCTACATCCCATGCATTGACAAGACCGAGCGCAACCGCTCCATTCGGGCCGAGTTCAACGGCACCAACGCAGCCCAGGTGATGCGCAGGCACAGCATCAGCCGGGCGCGGCTGTACCAGATTGTCAAAGAGGGTGGCGGTGTTGGCGTTGCCTGCGCCGGTGCTGGTTCGGGTGTGAGTGCGGGTGCTGGTGCGGGCGCAAAAGTCTAGTTTCTTGCTTAAAAGTTGCACATGCGGCATGCAAATCTCGCGCAATCAGCGCATTGCGCACGCAACAACCAAACGCACCCCACACGCACATGACCACACCACTGCAAGATGCCCAGGCCAAAGTGGCCGAATACCTGGCCGCCGAGGCCGCCGTGCTGGAGGGCAAAGAGGTGCGCCTTGGCATGGGTGGCCAGGGCATTGACCGTACCCTGCGCATGGAAGACCTGGCCCAAATTCGCGCCGGGCGGCAGGAGTGGGAGGGCCGGGTTGCCACCCTGCAAATGAAAGCCAGCCGCACGCCGCGCATTGGTGGCCTGGGCTTTGCCGTGGCCAACTTCGGGTAAGGGGTGGCGGACATGGCGCAGCAAGCACAAGCAAAACTCCCGCCGATGAACTTGGTGGACAGGGTGGTGGGCTACATCAGCCCCGCCGCAGGCCTGCGCCGCGTTGGTGCCCGCCACACGTTGAACGCCATTCAGGCATCGGCCCGGCCCCATGAGGCCGCCGAGCGCAGCGGGCACCGCAAATTCTTCACCGATGGGCTTGGCCCCAACAACATTGTGGGCGCGAGTGCATCGGCCATCAGAGCGCAAGCCCGCCACATCGAGCGCAACAGCGACATTGGGCGCGGCATTTTGCGCACTATGAAAAACAACATCGTCGGCCCCAACGGCATTGGCGTTGAGCCCCAGCCGCGCCGCCTTGATGGAACCATCCATGAGGAATACGCCGCCACCCTGCGCCGCCTGTACCGTGAGTTTTGCCGGGCACCTGAAGTGACCGGCCAGTACACCATGAGCGGATTGCAGCGCATGGTGGTGGGCGCATGGATGCGCGATGGCGAATGCTTTGGCCAGCACCTGATGGGCACTGTGCCCGGCCTGCAACATGGCAGCAGCGTGCCCTACAGCATTGAAAACTTCGAGTCTGACTTTGTGCCGCTGGATTACAGCAACGGCAGCACCATCACCCAGGGTGTAGAGAAAAACGCCTGGGGCCGCCCCATTGCGTACTACGTGTACAAGGGCCACCCGAAAGAATCGACCTTTCTGGCATCGGGCAGCGCCGGATTGAAGCGTGTGGGCGCAGAACGCATGCTGCACATTGCCCTGCGCGACCGGCTGGGGCAGATGCGCGGCATCAGCGAATTTGCCAGCATCATCATGCGGCTTCAAGACATCAAGGAGTATGAGGACAGCGAGCGCATCGCCGCCAAAGTGGCCGCCGCACTCACGGCCTACGTGAAGCGCGGCAGCCCCGATGTGTACGACCCCAACGCCGATGGCAACACAGACCCCGCCACGGGTGATCCCATGCCGCGCAACATCAGCCTGGCACCCGGCACCATCATTGACAGCCTGGCAGCGGGCGAAGAGATTGGCCTGATTGACAGCAAGCGGCCCAACCCCAACGTGTTGCCATTCAGGCAGGGACAGCTTCGGGCCGTGGCTGCTGGCATTGGGGCCAGCTACAGCACCATCAGCCGCGACTATGGCGGCACCTACAGCAGCCAGCGGCAAGAGCTGGTGGAGCAGTGGATCAACTACGCCACCCTGACCGATGAATTCACGGGCCAGTGGCTGGAGCCTGTGTGGCGAAACATTGTGCTGATGGCCCACCTGTCTGGCGTGGCACCGTACCCCAAAGACCTGCTGCCAGGCAGCGCGGACGATGCGCTTTACATCGCGCAGAGCATGCCGTGGATTGACCCCGTCAAAGAAGCCAACGCTTACTCAATCCTGGTGCAAAACGGCTTTGCCAGTGAGGTGGAGGTGATGCGCAAACGCGGCGTGAACCCGCGTGATCTGCTGGACCAGATTACCCAGTGGCGCAAACAGACCGATGAACGCGGGCTGATTTTTACCAGCAACCCCGCGCACAACCCCGCATACAACGCCGCAGCCAGTGCCAACGCGGCTGCCAGCGCAGCCAGTGGCGGTAAGGCTGGAAGCGGTGCGCAACAAACAGCCGCAAAGTGAGCAAAAAAGTCTAGTTTCTTGCTTAAAAACTGCACAAACACCGCACGAACATCCATCCCCATGCCACAAGCCACACAACCCCAACCCTGGTACGCCATCCGCAAGCGCAGCCCACAAGCCAGCGCGGCCATGGGCGTGCAAGCACCGGCAGAAATTCTGATTTACGGTGACATTGGCGAAAGCTGGTGGGAAGAAACCGTTTCTGCCCGCCAGTTTGTGAAAGACATTGCCGCCATTGACGCGCAGGCCATCACCATCCGCATCAACAGCAACGGCGGCAGCGTGCCCGACGGAATTGCCATCTACAACGCCATCAAGCGGCACCCAGCCACCGTTACCACGGTGGTTGACGGCATGGCCCTGAGCATTGCCAGCCTGATTGCCATGGCCGGTGACACGGTGGAGATTGCCGAAAACGGCGTTTTCATGGTGCATGCGCCCTGGGTAATGTGGGCCAGTGGCAACGCCATTCAGCTGCGCGAGCTGGCTGACCAGCTTGATGTGTGGTCGGCTGCGGTTTGCACCAGCATGGTTTCAAAAACCGGCAAGCCCGAGGCCGAAATGCTGGCCCTGCTGACCGACGGAAAAGACCACTGGTACACCGCCGCCCAGGCCGTGGAAATGGGCTTTGCCGATGCCGTGATTTCAGCCGCCCCGGTGGCCGCGCATGCCAGCGCCATGCTGGCCAGCGCCCGATTCAACCCCGAAAACATGCCAGCCGCTGTGCGGGCCTGTTTGTACCCTGCGGCAGCCGCCGCACTTCCCCCCGTGGCGCAAGCCACACCCACCCAGGAGCCATCCATGCCCCAAAGCGTGAACCCCCAGGCGGCTGCACCCCAACAGCCTGCCGCCCCGGCACAAGCCGCAACCAATGATGCCGCCGCCATTCGCGCCCAGGCACTGGCCGACGATGCGCAGCGCCGCAGCGGCATTCGGGCTGCGTTTGCCCCGTTCATGTCGCACCCCGGCATGAGCGAGCTGGCCACCCAGCTGGAAAACGACCACAACACCACCGTGCAAGCCGCCAACCAAAAAATTCTGGCCAAGCTGGGCGAGAGTGCCGCCCCCATTGCCGGTGGCCGCCTGTACACCGCCGAAGACGAGACCGACAAGCGCCGCACCGCCATGGTGAGCGCCATGCTGATGCGTGCCGGCGTGCCTGTGGCCAAAGAGCACCAGAACGCGGGTGCCAACCCATACCGTGGCCGCACCCTGCTGGCAATGGCAGAGGCCAGCCTGCAAGCCCAGGGTATCAACACCAACCAGTATGGCGACAGCCGCAAGCTGGTGGCCGCTGCATTCACGCAAAGCACAGGGGATTTCCCCATCCTGCTGGAAAACGTGCTTCACAAAACATTGTTGAGTGCTTACAACCTGAAGCCATTCACCTGGAAGCGCTTTTGCAAAACCGGCAGCGTTGGTGATTTCCGGGCCCACAACCGCTATCGCCGGGGAACTTTTGGCAATTTGCAGGGAAAAACTGAAACTGGCGAGTTCCAGTTCGGCCACATGGGCGATGCCGAAAAAGCCAGCATCACAGCTGGAACCAAAGGCTTGATCATTGGTATAAGCCGAGAAATGGTGATCAATGATGACCTGAGCGCCATCACCGACCAGGCATCTGATTTGGGCTTGTCTGCCGCCCGCACCGTTGAAGACGACGTGTACGCCGCGCTGCTGTCTAACAACGGCATGGGGCCAACTATGAGCGACGGAAAACCGATGATCCACGCTGATCACGGCAACATCGCCACGGGTGCAATGTCGGTCGTTGCGTTTGATGCTATCCGCTCTCTGATGGGTCGGCAAAAAGACGTTGGCGGCAAAAACTTTACCGATCTGCGCCCTGATGTGCTGCTGTGCCCGCTGGAGCTGCAAGGCACAGCCAAGGTCATCAATGATGCGCAGTTTGACCCCAGCGCCACCAATTCCAGCGTGCCCAATAGGTCGCGCAACATGATCCGCGACATTGTGGATACCCCTCGCCTGTCTGGTGCGCCTTACTGGGTGTTTGCCCCAGCCATGGAGTCACCAGCCCTTGAAGTGGCCTTCCTGGATGGCAACAGCGAGCCTTACCTGGAAATGAAAGACATTTTCACAGGCGATGGCATGCAGTGGAAGGCGGTCCTGGATTACGGCGTTGCCGGTATTGACTGGCGCGGCGTTGTCCGCTGCACGGGCGCAGCAGCGACTTGATGCCCGGTAGGCGCGCCCACCCAGCGGCGCACCTGCAACGCACACAACGCACCCATTCGCCCATCCATCCATTCAACGACAGATATTCAGGAGCCTGATCATGGCAAAAACCTTCGTCCAGCCGGGCCTTGTGGTCCCCTACGCCAACGGCAGCACGGCCCGCGCAAGCGGTGACGTGGTGGTGATTGGCACCATGGTTGCCGTGTGCAATGTAGCCATTGCAGCCAACACCACCGGCAGCGCCGCGCTTTGCGGCGTACACACCCTGCCCAAGAAAAGCACCGACACCCCCGGCCAGCTGGCCCTGGTGTATTGGGATGCCAACAACGGCGAAATTACCACCACGTCCAGCGGCAACACGCTGGCTGGCAAGGCATTCAAGGCGGCTGCCAGCGGTGAAACCACTGTGCAGGTGCTGCTGAACGGCTTGCCCTACGGCGGCTGACCTGCTGCCATTGCGCACCAGCCATTTACCCACGGCACACCCACCACCATGGCCAGCTTCACCGCCTTGCAACTGCGCGTCAATCAAACGGCTGTGCGCAAGATGGCCACCGCCAGTGCAACCTGGTGGCCTGGTGGCTTTGCCGCGGGTCCGGCTGTGCCTGATCTTGGCATTGTGTTTGATGCCACGGCCATTGAGGCGCTGGCGGGCATTGTGCAGGGCGTTGACCCCGTGGCTGTTGCCGTTGAGGCCGACTTTGCGGGATGCAAGCGCGGTGACGGCCTGGTGGTGGATGGCATCAGCTACGTGGTCCAAAAAGCCATGGCCGACAAAGCCGGTCTTCTCGTGCTCAATCTGCTGAAAGGCACCAAGCTGTGACTGTTCCTGTAGACACCCAAGTGCTGTTGGCCGTCAGGGACCGCATCGTGGCCGCTGGCACCGCTGCAACCACCGTGGACATTGACCGCACCGAGTCCGACCCCTACACCGAAGCCGATCTGCCCGCCATCAACCTGCTCGCGGTCGAAGAAGCCATCCAGCCGCTCACCCCTGTCAACCTTGCCTCCGGTGGTGCAGTCCTGCAAAACAGGCTGCAGCTTGTGGTGCAAGTGGTGGCCGGTGGCGGGGCTGCTGGTGTAGTCGGTGCGCAAGCCAGGCTCCTCAGTGCCCAAGTGGCGGCCGCCCTGGGGGCCGATCCCACCCTGGCCGGTTTGTGTGTGCAAGGCCTGCTGCCTGCTGGCAAACAGTGGCTACACGACGAAGACGGCTCCAGCCGCCTCATCCGTCAAAACAACTTGTGGGTGTGCACATACCGCACCACAAGCGTTAACCCCTTCTCCACCATCTGACCACCCCACCTTATTCAGAGAGGCAACACCATGGCCTATTTTTTCCCCGAAGGCACCAAGGTTTTTTACAGCAACACCTATGCCGGGTCCAAAGCCCTCACCGCAGTATCCAACGCATCTCCTGCCGTAGCCACGTGCGTAGGCCACGGCTACGTTGACAGTGATCCCTTGCTGATCAAATCCGGCTGGGACGATTTCAGCGACAGTGTGTTCGAGGTCGACCAGCAGACCGCTGACACCTTTGCCATTGCCAACTTCGATAGCTCCTCAACCAGCCTGTTCCCCGTTGGAGCTGGCATCGGCACCGCGCAGAAAGTGACCGATTGGGTCGAAATCCCTCAAGTCCTCGACATCTCTCCCAACGGCGGTGGCATCAAGTACGGCACGGTTTCTCCGCTCAGTGCCCGATATGACAAAAAACAGCCCATCGGCTTCGAGGCCCAGGGTATCGATCTGAAAGTGGGCTACGACGCAAACAACGCCACCATCAGGGCCATGCAGTCCATCACCCGCGTGTTTGGCAAGGTGGTCATCAAGCTGGTTGTTCCCGGTGGTGGCCGCCTCTACGGATACGGAAGCCTGGCCTGCGGCGATTTCCCCGAAATGAGCAAGGGCAACGCCATGCAGCTGACAGTCGGCATCGGCTTCGATGGCCGCACCATCAGCTACGGAGCTTAAAGCCATGCAATGCACAGCGCTGGCCCAAGGCCTGGCGCTGGCTGTTTTCGAGCGTGGCAGGCGGTTTGGGTCTCCATTCCGCTGCCATCCCTGCCCGAGTGGCTGCCACGCTCACCCCGTCATCACGCCCGCGCGTGGTGGCAACCAACGCCAACCATCGGGCCTGTTCACGCAATCCATCGGGCACGCATCATGACAATCTGCTACGAAATCGACGACATCGTCAAATTCCCCATCAAAGGTTCATTTGCCGACCGCACCGGCAAAGACCAGCCATTCAGCTTCACCCTCACCTGCGAGCGTGTTGACCCCGAAGTTATTGACGAATTCCTCAAAAACCTATCCGCTGGCGGCAAGATCAGCGACTTTTTCCTGGCCGAAGGCGTTTCGTCCGAGTACCGCACACACGGATGGTCAGGTGTCAAAAGCAAAACTGGTGCTGAGGTGCCGTTCAGCGCTGACGAGCTGCAAAAACTGTTCAGGCTGCCCGGCATCCCCGTGCTGGTCTGGCGGCGCTACCTGGAAGAAATCCAGGCCAAAGCAAAAAACTAAGGCGGCTGGCCTACGCCTTTGCCAAACATGATGCAGCCAAAGCCGATGCCGATGCCAACAAGCCAGAGCCTGCGCCTGGCTGGGCATCAGTATTTTCAACGCTTGGCCTGCTTGATGGCACGGGCGAACAGCCAGCGCAAATTGAATATCTGTGGCCATGCAACGTCAAAAACTGGGCCATGTGGTGCGAGCTGCAAAGCCAGTGGCGCATTGGGTTTGGCGGCGCAACCGGGCTCGACTACACCGCCGCCATTGCCCACCTGCGCACTGCACACGGCCTGCGCGGCAAACGCTTGCAAAAAGCATGGGCATGCATGCGTGCCGCCGAGCAAGGTGTCCTGCAGGCCTGGGCAGAGGCAGCAGACAAGCGCAACAAAGACAGCCCGCCGACCAACAAGCCACCCAATCGCTGACGCACGCCTCCAAGTTTGCGCATCCACGCACCAGTTATGAGCATCAACATCGGCATCCTTGATATTGGCGTAGCCTTTACTGGCGACACCGAAGGCCTTCAAAAGGCCGCCTCAGATGCTCAGCAGGGCATCGACCGCTTCGGCACCTTCACCAGCAAAAGCATGCGCCAAATGCGTGAAGACACCAAAGGCGTTGAAAATGCCCTGAGCCGCCTCAGCACCGGGTTAAAAGGTGCGGTGATAGGCAGCAGTCTGGCCGTGGGCCTGATCAAACTCAAAAACACCGTTTTTGAGGTCAGCGACTCCCTCATACAAGCCCAAGTGCAGCTCGACAAGCTGAACAACGGCTTCAAGTTCGGAGCGGGCGGTGCTGCTGGCGGCGCGCGCGAGCTGGCCTTTGTGCGCGAAGAGGCCAACCGCCTGGGCCTTGAGCTGGGTGGCGCGGCCAACATGTACATGAAGATGGTGGCCGCCGCCCGTGGGACCATTATGGAAGGGGCCAAAACCCGCGAAACCTTTATCGGAATTTCCGAAGCCGCCACTGTCATGGGCATGAGTGGCGAGCAATATGAACGCGCCATGCAGGCCGTGGTTCAGATGATGAGCAAAGGCAAAGTGCAGGCCGAAGAACTGCGCGGCCAGCTGGGCGAACACCTGCCGGGCGCGTTCAGCATTGCCGCCCGCTCAATGGGCGTGACCGAAGCCGAGCTGAACAAACTGCTGGAAACCGGCCAGGTAATGAGCGCCGATTTCCTGCCCAAGTTCGCGGCCCAACTGCGCAATGAGCTGGGCGGCAGCGTGGAAGATGCCACCAAAAGCATGCAAGCCAGCCTCAACCGCTTTGAGACATCCTGGCTGACGTTCAAGCAGAACGTGGCGCAGAGCGGGGCGGGTGATTTTTTGGGTGGAGTGGCAAAGGCTGCATCCAATGACTTGGCCGTCATGTCCACCGCCATGGAAAACGCCAGATTGTCCGGAAAAGGATTTCTCGGGCAGATGAATGATGTGGCCGGTCTTGTCATCGCACGTTCATCCATTGGCTTTGTAGAGGGTGCAGCTGAAACCCTGAATTCCACCATCAACTTGCTGACGGGGAATATTTTTGGCCTGCGCGAAAACATTGACTTGATGCCTCTGTCCATGAAAAGCGCAGCCCAGCAAGCCATGGCCCTGGATGACAGGCTGGCTGGTGCCCTTGCTCGACAAAAAGAGCTTGGCGAGTACAAGCCAGGAAAGGCTTGGCTCAACCACGAGATTTACCAGACCCAGCAGCTTGTCAATGAGCTGCAGGCCGCCAAACGCGCCCGCGATGAACTGTCCCGCCCAGCTGGCACCGGCGCATCCGAGGTCAGATACAGCGCCATGGTGGATGCCGAAACGCTCAAAAAAATGCAGGCCCAGGGGGCCGAATACGCCAAGCTCATGACTGAATTGGCCACCCCCACAGAAAAATTCACAGCGGCTGTTTTTGAGGCCAAAGAGAAGCTTGGGGCTCTGTACACGCCAGAAGTCGAGGCCCGCCTGCGTGAAAAGTACATCAAGCCCATCAAGCAGGCAGCCGAGGCCACCGATGTGTTTGCGCGCGCCCTGGAGTCAGTGCAGGAGAAATCCATGCACCTCAACACCAATTACACCGAAACCATCACCGCCTTCAATAAAGGCCTGAAAGATGGCCGCTTTGGCGCGGTGGGCTCGGCAGAAGCGTTTGACAAATACAGCATCGCCGTCAATGCGCTTGTCCAGCAGCAGCCCATTTACCGCGAGGCACTCAAAAAATCACAAGAGGCCGAAAAAGAACGCATCAAGGATCTGAACGAGTACTACAACCGCATCGCAAAAGACATTGCCCAGCAGGAAGAAAAAAACATCACTCTGCGCAATGAAGTTGAAATGATCGGCCTGAGTACCGACGCACAGCATAGGCTGACACTGGGCAGGCTCGATGCCGCCATTGCCGCCGAATCCCTGGCAATGGCCGAGGCCAGCATGCACGAAGCCTCCGTAGCCGAACTCGCCTTGATGCAGCGCCGCATTGATCTGCTTAAAGAGCAGCGCACCCTGACCGACCTGAAGCAGGACAAGGAATCAGCGGCTGAATCTGCAAAACATGCTGCCGAAGAGTGGAAGCGTGCAGCAGAGCAAATTGAGCAGAGCCTGACTGATTCCCTGATGCGCGGTTTTGAAAGCGGCAAAGGATTTGCGCAAAACCTGCGGGATACCGTGGTGAATCTGTTCAAGACCCTGGTGCTGCGCCCTGTGATCAGCGCAGTAGTCAGTCCGGTGGCCGGTGCCATTACAGGCAGTCTGGGTCTGAGTGGGGCGGCAAACGCTGGCACATCTGCGCTGGGTAGCGCGGCATCCAGCTTGGGGGTTGGCACGTTGTTTGGTGGTGCCAGCTTGTCATCGCTGGGGTCGGCTTTTGGAGAAGGTTTCATGGCCACGCTGGGCGGCAGTAGCTTGAGCGGTGGGTCTGCTGCCGGGTTGTTGGCTGGTGGTGCAGCTCCCGGTACAAGCATGGCCGGGACTCTCGGTGCAGCTGCCCCCTACGCCGCCGCAGCCGTGGCTGCCCTGGCTGCCGTGGGCGCATTCCGCACCACCAAAACAGTGGGTGGGGGTCTCACGGGCACGCTGGGTGAGGGCGACATCACTGCTTACGACCTCAAGCGCAAAAGCGGATCACTGTTTGGCGGTCCCAGCTACAGCGTGTCAGACAAAGGAGTGTCTGAGCAGAGCGCGGCCCTGCAAGATGCGTACTCCGCCATGCGCACTGCCACCGCTGGCATGGCGGAGCAGCTGGGTGTCGGGTCTGAGTCGATCAAGGCCTTCACCGTGCGACTTGGCAATGATCTGATCCACCCCGACACGGGTGGCTACGGCATCAAGCTGGATGGGCTGACTGCTGAGCAGTCGGCTGCCAAAGTGCAGGCTGCTCTGGCTGCGGCAAACGATGAGCTGGCCCGGCTGGTCCTTGGTGCCACTGATTACGCCACCAAAAACGAGACAGCCAGCCAGACGCTGGCCCGCCTGTCCACCAGCCTGACCACCGTCAACAGCATCAGCGACACGCTGGGCTGGTCGTTGCAAGCCGTCAGCCTGGCCGGTGGCGATGCGGCCAGCACGCTGGCCGACAAGTTTGGCGGGCTGGATGCCATGAAAACATCCGCAGCCAGTTACTACGAGGCCTTTTATAGCGAGGCCGAGCGCACCGCCATATCCACCCGCCAGCTGACCAAACAGCTGTCCGATCTGGGGGTGACCCTGCCAGAAACCCGCGATGCCTACCGCGAGCTGGTAGACGGCGCAATGGCCAGCGGCAACCAGCAGCTGGCCGCCGACCTCATCAAGCTCAGTGGCGCATACGCAGACATCACAGTGGCAAGCGACAAAGCCGCTGAGAGCTTGTCAAACACTGCAAGTCAGTTTGCAACGCTGGCTGATTACCAGTTTGCTCAAGACATGGCAAAAACAGCCATTGGCAAGGCCATTGCCTCATCGGCAAACCGGAAAATTCCTGCCTTTGCCAATGGCGGGTATCACGCTGGCGGGTTGGCCCTGGTTGGTGAGCATGGTGCCGAGGTCGTGGATTTTTCTTCCCCAGCCCGCATCTACACAGCCGACCAAACTCGCTCCATGTTTTCTGGCGAGTCTGGCCGTGGTGATGTGAGTGGCTCAATGTCCGCTGTGGTTGCAGAGCTGCAAAATCTGCAGTCACTGATATCCAGGCTGATTGACACAAACGGCGCAGAAAACAATGCGATTGCAGAGTTCTCCAGCCGGACGGCGCGCCTGCTTGAGCGGTTTGATGACATCGGTCTGCCAGTGATCAACGCCCGCACGGGCGAAAAACTGACTGTCGTGGTTGGGTGAGGCGCTCATGTACTTGATTGACCCCATCCCAGTAACGCATGTCAATGGCGTGCTCGAAAGCAGCAATGTCGCGTACCCAGACGGTACCATCGGATTTTTGGCAGGCAACTACGAGCGCTGGACGCGTGGCCGCGCCTACGCCGTAGGTACACCAGTACTGCACTACGGTGCAGTCTGGATCAACATGATTGCCATACCGGCAGATCCACCGATCAACTCCAACATCGGTTTGCCGCCTGGGCACCTGGATACCTGGCTGATCTGGATTCGGCAGGACATCCCTGCCGAGTTCTCTCCTGATGTTGCTTATGCCGAGGGAGAGCTGGTCTCATTCCCCCATGTCAGTTACGCAAATCGGCTCCCGGCCAGCGCCGCTGACTCGGAGTGGCCAGCCATCATCAATGCGGCGCATGTGCCCACGTTTTTCCCGGTCGGATACCCGGCTGGCATGTGGAGGCGCAACGGCGTGCCGGACGATGGCGAGTCCATTCAGCCCATGTACCCAAGTTTGGCAAGCAAATACTGGGACTACATGGAGCCTCCGCTTTTCCAGCGGTTGCCCGAAATTCCGGCTGGGGAGCTGACTACATATGGCGGGCGCGTCTGGCGCAAACGCACGCCGACGATGGCGGCATTTGAGGCCCCCCCCAGTGCGCCAGATGACTGGGCGCTTGTGCGCACAAGCAACCGGTATGCCATGTTCGATGGCTCTGTGCAAAGCCAGACAACTCAGCGTGCAGGTAGCCGCTGGAGACCGCCACAGCCCGCGCAGGATCAAGTCATCGAGGTTGTGCTGAAAGCGCCGGCAGGCAGGATTGTCGATGCTGTCTGTCTGCTCAATACCGCTGCGACATCAGTCCGCGTGCGTGTTGCTACAGCTGCAAATCCATCGGTCATCGTGTACGACAAAACCATGCCCATGGTTGCAACGGCCATGGTCATCAGCAACTGGTATGACTGGTTTTTTGCGCCTCGTCATGCCAAGCGCCAGGCGCTTTTTGATGACATCCCGGCCACCGTAGGGGCGCGCGTGACCATCACGATCACCAACAACGGAGGCCAGGCAGCCTGCGGGGCCTGCATTTTCGGCAAGCGCATTGAGCTTGGGGCAACGCTGCGCGGGCTTGAGCTGGGCCTGAAAAACTACTCAGTCAAAACAGAGGATGAATGGGGGGGCATGAGCGTGACGCGGCGCGGGTACAGCGACAGAGACAGCTTCCCCGTGAGCGTGCACAACGATCTGCTTGAGCCACTCAAGGCCACCATGATTGATTTCAGGGCCCGGCCAGCTTTATGGGTTGGGAGCCCGGCTTTCCCCAGCACGATTGTCTATGGCTACTACAAAGACCTGCGTTTCACCGTGCCCTACGAAGCATCCAGCAACTACACACTTGAAATAGAAGGACTGTCATGACCTCCGCAATCAATATCGCGCTTACCCCTCCGCTGCCCGGAGATCAACCATCTGTGTTTGCGGCAAAAGCGACAGGCCTGGCTGCACAGTTGCCAGAGCTGGTTGCAGCGATGAACGCGCAAAATGCCGATAACAATGCCGCTGCAGCTCTGGCTGGGTCTGCTGCAGCGCAATCGGTGGCGGCTGCAGATAGTGTGTCAGGTGCTAATTTGGGGCGCTTGATGTTTGCCGTCGGTTCTGCGTGTGTGTTTTCGTTCACGTCGCCTAATGTGATCGGCTGGACAAATTTCCGGTTTTTCACGCCGACTGCTACATCTGTGCAAGATACGCCGCGCCGCGTTGCCAACCGCACAGCTGCGGCGCTGACTGCTGGTCAGTGTCTGTACATCGACTTGGCCCTTGCTGACACAACGTCAGACATGGTGGTTACTGAGGCGACGATGTCAACGGCGTTGATGACAGATTTCACCATCAGAAAAAAAATTCTGTTGGCATACAACTATCCAACAAACAACCTGGTCGGCGTACTCATCCCATATTTGCTTGCAGCCGAAAACAAATCTGCCGCTGCACCGGCTGCTGCTGCCAGCACAAATGCCCTGGCGGCCAGGCGCATGATCGTCGGTGCGATCACTGCAATCAGCTTCGCGTCCACGACTGCAACTGTCAGCATCTCCGAGGGGCGGGTCTATAAAGAAAACAACTTAGGCAATCACGAAGCCGTCATCGCTCCGCTGTCAGGTGCATCCTTGCTGATAAACCAGGGCATCGTCGTTGATCTTGCTGCTGGGGCTGTGGACGGTTCTGGCCGCATCATTCCGACTGTCATCACAGTTGCATCGGGCTCTCAGACGGGTTGGCAGTCTGGCAGCAAGTACTTGCTTGCCGTCAACAGCGGCGCCGTGGTGCACGGGCTGTACCGCTCCACAGTAAGCCAACTCAATGCGATTGCAGCTCGTGTGCTTGTCGGCGGACGAGTAACTCAGGCGTATTGGGCAAGTGGTGCTGTCACAGTCAGCATCGCTGAAGGACGGGCGTACAAAGAAGCGAACCTGGGTGCGGTGTGGAAAACAATCGCTCCGCTCGATAATCAGACTCTTGCTGAAAATGAATGCCTGATCGTTGACCTGGCTGGTGGCAGTACTGACGGCAGCGGGCGCATCATCCCGACCAAGCTCAACATTGCGCAAAGCTCCGCGTCTGGCTGGCAGACTGCCGACAAGTACATTTTGACCGCAAATGTTGGCGGGTCACTGTCCGGCCACTACATCGACGATAGCTCTACTGCGGCGGACTACGCTACAGATGAAGTAGTGGTGGTGCAGCGCAGTGACGAGGTTGACATCTACATCAAAGGCAGCAATCCGTCATCAAACAAATACCTGCGCTACCGCATGCAGCGCAAGCCGGACGCTGCAATTAGCTCAGATGTCTGGCGAATCAATGAAGTGTGGGAGTGCTCGCGCACAGCAGAATACACGTTCACAAGTTTGCTGAAACTCATCAACAACGGCGAGCTTGAAACTGCAATCAAGCAAACTGGGAAGCCAGATTTCATGGGTGGACCTGCCCACGGCGAAGAGGAATTGTTCAGCGTCACGATGCTGATTGACGGTACTGTTGTGGCCCTGGGCGGCACGGGTAGCTTCCGGTGTCGCAGGGTCGAATTCATGCAGGGCAGCGACTTGTATGAAGTGGGTACGACACCCGCCAAGGCGAACAGGCTCGCAAAAAACTACAAACGCTGGGAGTTCAGCGCTGCGGGTATTGAGCTGCGGCAGCGTGTAGTGTGGGAGGCTGCTGTTTCGCTCAATCAGACTTTTTTGTGCATGCTGCCGATCTTGCGCACAAGCGGCGCGGTTCAGGTTACTGACACCGGATTCCGCAGCCCACTGTATGCAACAGAAGACATCACTGACACATCATTCACGATTGTGTTTTCAACTTCAGACATCGGCAAAGTCAGCGGGCCTTCCGGCTACAGCGCTGAGGTCCAGGTGCTGGATGGCTGGGACAAGCCAGGCCGGCAGTTCTTCATCAGCAACTCAGCGACATACAACAAGTTGTACTTCGACTTCACGGGTGCGGGCTATACAACAGAAGTCGGCGAAGTGTTTTCTGCGCGGGCCATTTTCCGGCTCGATACTCGTAACTGATTGAGATTGCCATGAGTGACCTGAATACTCAAAAAAACCCGTGGGGCGGGCCAGACCGCCGCGCACAGACTGCATATCCGGCGGTGGCAGATGTGCGCTTGACCGATGAAACCATCGAATATCTGGAGCAAAAAATAGCCCAGGCGGTGCGTGATGGCATCAAGGGTGCAATGACAGAGGACACTGCTGCCGCATTCTGGGGTGCCGGATTGCAGCTGCTGCAAAAGCAGGCGACCCAGCGTGCTGGCCAGATCGTCATCGGCGGGCTGGGCGGATTTTTGAAAAACATCATGCTGTTTTTGATGTTGGGTAGCCTGATGTACACCGTGGGCGGATGGACTTTGCTGTCCGCGTTTTACAAAAGCATGTTTGGGAGCGGATCATGATCACGTTTGACAAGGCATTTGACCGACTCATCGGGCACGAGGGCGGGTATTCTGATAACCCAGATGACCCTGGAAACTGGACAGGTGGCAAGCGTGGAGCCGGGCTGCTGAAGGGTACGAAGTACGGCATTGCAGCCAACACTTATGGCCACCTCGATATCAAAAACCTGACACTCGATCAGGCCAAGGCCATTTACTTGGAGGATTTTTGGGGTGTGGTGGGTGACAGCACGCACCCGGCCATCAAGTTCCAAGTGTTTGACGCGGCTGTCAATCACGGGCGTGGCAACGCGCTGCGCCTGTTGCAGCGTGCCGTTGGTGTAGCCGATGACGGCATATGGGGCCGATTGTCTCAGCAGGCCCTGGATGCCATGCCGCACAACGATGTGCTGCTGCGCTTTCTGGGGCACCGCCTGAAACTGTGGGCCAGCCTCAAGTCATTCGATGATTTTGGCCGGGGCTGGGCACGGCGAGGCGCGGAAAACCTGCTTTTGGCAGCGGAGGACAACTGACATGGCCCCCATCGCCATTGCAATGGGCTTGGCCCAATTTGCCCCCCAGCTTGTGCGCTGGCTGACGGGTTCTGGCAAGGCTGAAGAAGTGGCCCAAAAAGTGATTGGAGTGGCTGAGTCAGTCACGGGCATGCAGGGCAAGTTCGCTCTGGATGCCATTGCGGCAGACCCAGCGGTGGCCCTGGAATTTCGCAAATCCATTGCCGCTCAGGAGGCCGATCTGGATAAGGCTTTTCTGGCAGACGTTGCCGACGCTCGGGCACGAGACAAGGCATTAGGTCTTGCTGGCCAGCGCAACTGGCGGGCTGACCTGATGCTGCTTCTGGCGGTGCTGGTCACCGTAGCCCTGGTGCTGCTGGTGTGGCGTGACCCGGGCGTGAATGAGTATTTGAAAGGGATCGTCACCCTGGTGCTGGGGCGCTTCCTGGGTTACCTGGACAACATCTACAACTTTGAATTTGGTAGTACAAGGTCAAGTAAGGCCAAAGACGTGACTATTGAGCAGCTGTCGAGGTAGGTCAGTCATCTGACCAATGAAAAATACCTGGGCGTGACCACTGCCCGGGGATTTTGTTTTTGGAATCAGCGTTTTTTCGGTATAGGTAACAAAGCCTGAATTCTGGCTGTTTTTGGAATATCAAATCAGCCGCAAACCAGCGCCAATGCTGGTTTTTGCAATGGGCCTTCTAAGCCGGTTGTCGTTGGTTCGATCCCAACCGGGCAGGCCATACGCAGCAACAAAACGCAGCTATCAATTCTGAATTTTTGGAATTGCATTTCCGTGTTTTTGGAATATGGCCCGCCGTCACCCAGAAGGCGTTGCCCGCTTCACGGCCCGGCGGTCGTACACGCGGTTGATCATTCTGCCGTCGCTGTGCAGGGTTGCATCCTGGGTGTCCAGGTCGCCGCGCTGTAGTTTGGCGCTCACGCCCATCGGGCGGCAGTCCTGCAGGTTGAACGGCTGAAACGGCACCCGGTCGGCATCGGCCAGTTTTTGGGCGGCTGCCATCAGGTCATCCAGCACATGTCTCCAACCGGATTTGGTGTACCGCTGCCCCCTCAAATTCCCAAAAACCAGTATCGATCCGGCGTAGCGTTTCACGGCCAGCACTTCGTCAATCGTGCTGCGCAGCTCGGGGCTCCACTCAATCAGCACTGCGGGTTTGGTCTTGTCTTTTTGGTCGCGCCAGGTCAGTCCATCTGGCCCGATGGCATCGCGTGTGAGTCCGCGCACCTCGAATGACCGGCGCACGCACAGGCTGGCGGTTTTGAGTGCCAGGGCCACGATGAGCCATGCTCCGCCGTGGGCACGGCCTGCCCGCAAGGCGTAGTCCATCTCGGTGTTGGTCACCAGCCGGGTGGATTTGGCCGTCTTGTTTTTGCGCAGGCCTTGCAGGGGGTTGGTTTCGATCATGCCCAGGCGCACGGCGTACTCCAGCAGCAGGCGAGCCAGGGCCATTTCTTTGTTGCCCTTTTCGGGGCGGTGGCTCACCACGCATGCATCCAGGTACTCGTAGGCCATGGGCTTGGTGATTTCCCACACCTCCAGGTGCCCAAATGCTTTGCGCAGGTTTTCGGCTTCGCGGCGGTTTTCGGCCAGGGTGGAGTCGGCGCGTTTGTTGGGGTCGCCACGGGGCATGGCATCCTGGGCGGAAAACCATGCGTCGATCAGGCCGCCCCATCCGCCCGCTGGCCGGTCTTCTTTCACCCTGGCTGATTCTTCGATGGCCCGGCGGCGCAGGGTGGCCACCTGGTCGGCATCGTCAGCCGGGCACTGGTAGCGGAATTCCCAGCGCCCGCTGCGCATTTTGTAGCCGATGGAGTAAACCCGCGTGCCCATGCGCTGGTAAACACGGTAGGGCAGGCCGTCGGCCTTGATGCGGCGGCGGATCATCACGCAGCCCGCCGGGGTTGCTGTTGTTGCCGCATGAAGGCAAGGTTGGCGGTGCGCTGCGGCTGCTGGGTTTGGCCCTGCTGTCCACGGCACACCGCATCGTAGTGCGCCCGCTCCAGCACCACGCCAGTGCGCGACATGAAGGCGCGGTGGAACCCACGTCTGTGCAGCACGTTGAGCTGCTGGTTGGGTTGCTTGTAGCCAGTCAGATGCTCAAGTTCAGCGGGGGTCAGTGTGATGGTGGTGGTTGGGTGCTCGGTGGTCATGATTTGATTGCTCCAACGTCATTGGCTGCGCACTTCACACATACGGCCATTTCAAATGTGAATGGCCCTTTTTTCCTGTGGATTGCGCTGTACTGGTCTGTCTTTTCGCTCAGTTCTTGCGGGTATTTCCACTTGCCACAGCGCCCACATTGCTTTTGCCGCAGTCCAGCCTTGTGCTGCACCTCTGCCCATTCGTGCCACGCAAGGTATCCTTCCGGAGCCTGGTCGCCTGGCTTGAAATCTGGAGTGGTGCAGACGATTGCGGTAAATCCGCGCCCAGTTATGGATGTGCAGGTCACGCGGTTACCCTTAAATTTGTTCCCTGTAGCACAGCCGATTGGTTGTGCGCAATTTCGACTTCATCTGCGCTCAACTTGCGCAGCGTCACCCATTGCCCGTAGGCTCCCTTTGTATACAGCCATCCGTAATCACGGGTAGAAGCATCAAGCTGTGCCGCGCAGTCTGGATTCACCTGCAACAACGTCAGCCCATTTGACAGTTTGTTGTATGGTTTGGATTGGTAAGTGGTCATTTGTTTCTCCTTGCTGCCCGCTGCGCAGTGCGCCGGGCTTTTTGCTTGGTGCGGCTGGCGGCACGTTTGCTTTTTTTGGTCGCTTTGCTGTGTGGCTGGGGTGTCCAGCCGCGCAAAAGTGGGGCGGTGTATGTGTGCACCCCAACGGCTGAGGCCACCCCGATTGCGAGTGCGGCAAGTGCTGCGCCTCTCATGCCTTCACCTCTGTCCATGCCATCGGCAGATTGATCGCCTCACCCTTGCCGCTGCGCACCCGCGCAATGGCCAGATCCACGGCGGTGCGGTATTCGCCGTAGCTCAGGTGGCTGAGCTGGAACTCGTGCAGCTCGGCCAGCAGGCGCACCGCTTCCGCCTCGGCTGGGCTCAGTTCGGTGGCGGCCCAGGTGGGCGGGGTGTCGTGTTCTCCGGCGCGGGCCGCAATGGCATTCAGCACGCGCTCGATGTCGTCAAAGTATCCGGTCATGCCGCGCACGCCACGGCCCACCGACTCAATGGCGCGGCCTGTGTTGAGAGCGCTGCACAGATGTTCCCAGGCGCGGCGGTCGCCTTTGCCCTGGGCCATCGCTTCGGCGGCGGTGCGGATTGGCCCGGCGATGGTGGCCAGTTCTTTGGCCGTCAGGCGGGTGGCCTGGCCTGTGGCAATGCGCAGGGGTGTCCAGCCGTCTGTGGCGATTTCCAGCATGGTGATGCTGTTGTCGGCCCCCATCTTGATCTTGATGGCGGGCTGGCTGGCCGGTGTGGTGGGTGCTGTGATGGCTGCGGCCAGGGCTGGCCGGTGTGGCTTGAACTTGGGCCGCTTGAGTGGTGTCCAGCCGGTTGGGTTTGCCTGCCAGGGTGGTTGCGGCATGTTGGCCGTGGGGCCCTGCTGGAAGATGTTGGGTGTGGTGGTCATGGCTTGAGCATTCCGGGTGGGATTTTTGCCATTGGCTCCCATCCGCAAAAGTGCCGGATGTTGGCCTCGGTCAGGTGGCCGATGGTTCCGGACCCTGTGTTGTTGAGCAAGTGCAGCTTCACGCCGCGCGGGGTGGCTGGCGTGATGGGCAGCCAGTAGCGGTCAGTGGCCACGGCCACGGTGCCGGTGTGGTTGGTGGTGTGGGTGGCCGTGTGGCTGGTGGCCGCCTGTGGCTGCGGGCAGTAATGGCCCAGCAGGCCTGCCGGGCGCATGCGCTCCAAAACGTCCACACGGTCGGCCAGTCGGAGCAGTTCTTTGGCGGCTGCGCTGAGGTGCATTTGCTTGACCGCTGGCCAGCCGTCTGGCGTGTGGTCAATTTCAAAATCCTCAAAAATCACAGCAATGGAGCGGGCGTTTTCGGTGTCAGTCAACGTGGCCTCCCTCTGTCTTCATGAACACAAGCCAATGCGTCAACCCACTTCGCCCGGAAACTTGGCCGAAAAGTGGTTTTTCTGGTGTCAGCGCCAGTACGTCGCGCAGCTTGACTTGCGTTTCGTTCCACTTGAAAACCAGCACCCCATCGCTGGCCAGCACGCGAAAACACTCACTGAAACCGGCGCGTAAGTCATCGCGCCAGTCTTGTCCAAGTTTTCCGTACTTGGCCGCCAGCCATGAGCGCGGCCCGGCCTGAACAAGGTGCGGTGGGTCAAATGCCACGAGCTTGAAAGACCCATCCGGGAAGGGCATGGATCGAAAGTCCATGATGGTGTCAGGCTGAATGTGCAGCGTTCTGGTGCCGCTTTTGTTACGCGGGCTGTTGTCGGTGACCACCATGGTTTCCTGCCTGATGTCTCCAAACAATGCTCTGGGGTCGTGTTTATCGAACCACATCATTCGAGTTCCGCAGCAGGGGTCAAGGGTCTGAATTTGATCAGTCAACGTGGCCTCCCTCAGTGTTATTGGTTGGTAGGCGGTAATCCCCATCGCTGCGTGGGTAAATCTCAATCAGTTCGCCGCGCTCAATTTGCGCTGTCATATTGGTGTACGCAATGATCGAGCTGGGGCGGTGGTGGTCAAGTTCAGGGAGGGTGCAGAAATCAGACGGGCGCACGCCATACAGCTCAGCCAGCTGAGCAACGCCAACGTAGTGCAGCTGCCCGTCAGTGGTCGAGCGAACATAGCCTGGGACAATCACGTATTTCGGCTCCGCTTTGGGTGCCTGCTGAATTTGCCGCGACTGATTGATACGCCAGCCGTGGCCAAACCACAGGCGCTGTTGAACTGTCCAGCTGATCGGAGAATTGCGAGAGCGCCCCAGGGCCTGAGCCTGACGGCCCAGGGCTTCAAAGTGGGTTCGCGCTTTCATCGTGGCACCTCCATGCCGCCCAGCTGCAGAGCGTTTGCCACGTTACTGGTGAAAGTCACCTCGGCCTCAGCCAAAGCCTGCTGGGCAAACGCAATGTCTTCGGCGCGTACCTGGCAGCCGATGCGCTCCCAGCTCAGCAGGCGTTTGACAGCTTGCAGCAGCTTGGGTGATGCGGTCAGCAGTCGGGCGCGGTGCACGTAGGTGTCTCCCACCGTGCTGTACACCGCCGCAATGTCTTCAATGCGCCCGTCGGGGTGGCGCTTGATGATGTCGCCGCCGCCCAGCAGCTCCCATGTTTCGGTCGGGTCAATCATGGCTTCCTCCCTCGGTGTCATCGCTGGGCAGGAAAAGCGCTTTTTGCGCTGCAGCCCGCTCGCGCCGCCCTTCGGCAAAGGCGCGGCGGATGCTGTCAGAGGCGGCTTTGATTTCGGCGGCCTTGATGTCGCTGCGCACCAGCGGATGGCCGGGCTCGTCGTAGGCGATGGTGTAGTAGTGGCCTTTGTACGTCAGGCCACCGGCAAACCGGGCGATTGAGAGCTGTGTGTCCAGCCAGTTGTGGATGCGCTCGGGTGGGGTGGGGAGGGTGGTGGTGGCGTGGCTCATCTTCAGTCACTCTTTTTGATCATGTTGGCTTCGATCAAGGCCGTCTCCAGCGCCCGATCTTGCTCACTGGCTGGGTCAAATTCGGGCTGGCATGCCAGCTTTACAGCAGCCATCACAACTTTGCGCCACTTCTTTTCCGCTGAAATCACAGCAGCACACCGCTCAGCATTGACCCGAGCCAGCAAAGCTTGCAGCTCTTCGATGCGGAGCTGGGCGGCTTGGCGGGCCGTGCGCTCGGATTCCAGCAATTGCGCATCCACAAGCTGCATTGCAATGTGTGGTGCGTGCCGGGGCCAAAATTCATCAGCCTCAGATGCGCTTTTCTCTGCATCGGCTTTGTCGGCGCACAGCGTTGCCATGCCGAGCTGGTTTACAAAATACCAGTGGTTCATTTTTTCACCTAAAAAGGGCTGTTTGCGCTTATTAATAAAGCGCGGAGTGCTCATGTTTATGCAGCAATTTGCAGCGAGTCGCGCTCTTGGTAATTGGCGGCCACAACTGCGCGGGCCAGTGGCGGGCACACGCTGTTGCTGCACATCCGCACCTGGGCGGTTTTGGTGATGGGCTCACCGGCTGCGCCACGCTCAATCTGGTAGCTGTCGGGGAAGCCCTGGGCGCGGTACAACTCGCGTGGGGTCAGCATGCGCAGGCCGATGTCAACGATGGCCCATGGCTCGCCGCGCACCATCACCAAGCCCAGCCGGTCTTTGGTGGGGATGGTGTGCATGGGGTCGGTCATCGGCTGGTCTGTGCCGCCTTGGCTGTAGTACTTGACCAGAAACGCCCGCACTTCGCCGTGGTGCAGGCCCTGGGCGCTGATCGTGTGCAGGGGCTCATCGGTGGGGCTGCCCACGTTGTCGCCGCGCAGCTTGACCAAGTGGCTGGTGACAATGCCCGCCGCTGCGCCCTGGGCCGTGACGGTGTTGAGCGGGTCAGTCACATCGCGGATGCCATGCGAAAACCTGCCCTTGCCGTCTTTTCCCTCGCCGTGGCCCATGTGTACCAGGTGCGCGGCCACAAAGCTGTGGTGGTCAATACTGGTGACAGTGCCGATTGGGTCGGCCAAGTCGCTGCCAACCGCGCCGGTGTAATGCTTGGCCAGAAACGCTGATACCACGGCAAACCTGTTCTCTGTGGTCTGAGTGGGCAGGGGAGCATGAATTGAGGCCGTGCGGTCATCGCCAGGGCGTTTGGCTGAGTGGTACTGCACCAGAAACGGCTGCTTCGCCTCCACCACGTACCGCATGATGCCCTTGGCAATGCGGCGGCACGTTGCATCGGCCAGCGGCTTTTTGCGCTCAAAGATGCTGGGGCACGGGATGCTCCAGTCAATGCAGTCGGCAGCGGTGAGCCAGGGTTTCATCCATTTTGGAACCTTTCCGCTGGCATCGGGCTTGGCGTGGGTGGGGGCGGGCCACACGATGGGGAGTCCGTCGCGCCGGGCCACCAAAAACAGGCGCTTGCGGATGGTCGGAGCGTCAAAGTCGCTGCCACGCAGCTCGCGGTGCTCAATGGTGTACCCGAGGTTCTCTAGGGAGGCCTTCCATCGTTGGAAAGTCTGTCCTTTTCTCTCTGGGCAGGGCCATTGACCGCGCAGGCTGATCACGTTGCCATCGCTGTCGGTCTTTTCAACGGTGCGCCATACCAGCGGCCCCCAGTCTTGAAATTCCTCTACGTTCTCAAGGTAAATAACGCGGGGGTGACGGTTGGTCGGCTTCAGGGCTTTGACCCACTTGATGACCACACCCGCCAGGCTCCGAATTTTTTTGCTCACGGGCTTGCCGCCCTTCGCCTTCGAGAAGTGCTTACAGTCTGGCGATGCCCACAGCAGCCCCACCGGCTGGCCATCGGTCACGGCCAGCGGGTCAACCTCGAACACGTCGCTGCAAAAGTGGCGCGTCTGGGGGTGGTTGGCGGTGTGCAGACTGACGGCCTCGGGATCATGGTTAACTGCAATGTCAACATGCCGACCGATGGCCTGCTCAATTCCGGTGCTGGCACCGCCACCGCCCGCGAACAGATCGACTATCAGCTCATGCGCGATGGGCAGAATAAATTGGTTTGAAATCATCGGAATTTCCTCACTTTACGCTTGATGCACAAGCGTTTACAGCTACTGTTTTAGACGTTCAGGTGCCATGTTCATCGGCCCGGCTGGGCCTACGCACATGCTTTTGATGCCGCCGTAGGGCACTCGAACTCCATCGCGCAGGCTGGGGGGTTCTACCCAGCCGGGTGGCGGTGCGCGGGGTGGCTCCCACTTGGGCGGTATCCAGCGGTTGGCGGGGCCGTCGTCGTCGTCGTTGGCATCGTTGCCGTGGCTGGCCGCTTTGCTGGCTTTTGCCAGCAGCTGGGCGGTGCGGTCTGGGGTCAGTCGGTAGGTCTGGTACTTCTTGTCTGCGCTGAGTTTGGACAGCACCGTGCATCGGTACACCATTCCGCTGATGATTGCCCGCACGCCCATGATTTCGAGCTGCATGTCCAGCTTGGTGGCTACATCCATGGCGCTGATGTACTCGCCAGGCGGCAGTTGCAGCAGCACGGCCTCGATGCGATTGAGCAGTGCTGACGGGGTGTTGGTGGGCTGGCACAGTGGCGAGGCGGCTGTGATCGGGCCGCTGGTGCCTGGTTTGCTGGTGGCGGTTGCTGCCACTGGTGGGCGCTTCTTTTTGGTCGCGGAGGCGGTCTTTTTGGTGGCGGGTTTCATGGGATGGGGTGGGTGTCAGCTGGGTGTTGGTCGGGCGTAAAAAAGCCCGCTGGTGCGGGCTGGGGGTTTGTGGTTGTGGCTGGCTCAGTCCCACTGAGCAGATGAGGCGTTTTGCACATCGTCGTCATCAATGTCCACGTCCAACTTGGTGCGGCCAACGTACATCGCCATCAATACAGCATGAAAACTGCCAACAACATCAGGTCTGGATTTCGGGGTTAAGTCTTTTCCATCAAGCCGCGTGGAGTACACCTCGCCGTCCTCGTTTACAGCAATTCGGTAGTTGGCGCTGTACTTCACTTCGTTGCGGTCGGTCATGCTGGCTCCATGGCCCTTGCCGCCTGGGTTTTCGTTCTTGTCCAGGTACAGCCAGCCGCCGCCAAATTGCGATGGTTCCCAGTGGGCGTAGAAGGCTTCGTGATCTTCTTTGTGGAACCCGCTGCGGGCTTCTTTCAGCAAGTCGGAAAGCTTGATGACTTCCGGCACATCAGGCATTACGTCGCGCATGATCTTGTCAAAAGCGGTCTGAACAGTGGTGGCGTTGGCGTTGTGGAGGTGCTTGGCCACTGCGTCGTTCAGCACGGTCTGAAACTTGGCCACATCACTTGCACCCAGGCCATGCGGCAGGCACTCTGTCAGCTGGGCGGCCAGCGCTTTTCTGAACTCGCTTCGGTAGCCTGTGGCTTCTTCAATCGCCGATTTCAAGGCCTGTTCTATGGCCTTGTCCATCAGTGGCTGCAGGCGCTCTGCGGAGCACGCCTGGGTAATGATTGCTGGGAGGTCCAGTTGGATGGTGATGTTCATGCTGTTCTCGTAAAAAAGCCCGCTGGTGCGGGCTGGGGGTTGTGGGGTGTTGTGTGATTGCTCACCGGAAGGCCCACCCGCTGTGGATGGGCAATCTGCTGGTCAATCGGGTGGCCGGGCTGTCAAAACGCGGTCGCCAGCGCAGAACCTTTCATTTCTGCAAGATGGCGAGCAAACGATGCGTCTATGGTTTTGGAGACTGCTGCAATGGCTTCGCGCCCCAGACTTGGCAAAAAGTCTTTTCGCTTATCGTCCAAAAGCTCCAGGCCTTCGCGTATGTCCGGATGGAGCTCAAGATAGTCAAGCGCTGGATCCAGAATTGCGTTTTTCCGGTAGCAGATTACGTGGCACATGCCGTTTAGCACGCGGCCATAAAAGTTTGGCGCTGTTCGTAACAGCTTTGCCAGGCCGTTGTAGAGTGCTTGCAGGTGTTTGCGTTTGTCGCAATCAAAATCCGTCCATTCGTCGTCTTCGCCGTTTGGAGTAAGCAGCTCTCTCAGGTCTTGTGGGCCGTCTGTTCCCCAAGGGCCGCCAAAACGTGTATCAATGGCAGAAAGTATCCAGTGCAGTTCATCGGCTGCATCTAGGTCGCGCTGGTTGGGTTTTGCCATTTTCATAACTCCGCACCCCCATTTCGCATCATCAAATCCGCATCAAAACATTCCAGCGCAGAGCGGATTTCCACGCTCAGCTCTGCAATGCCTCGGTCATTCATCACGGTGCGGTCAGCCAAAAACGGCATGGCTTCGGTGATGTGGTCCAGTACGGGTGTGACCTGGGGGCGGTGGATGTGCCAGATCAGGCCGCCCTGTTTGCGCACCCAGGCGGCTTCTTGCGCGGTGCGCACGTCGGTGATGGCGATGGCCTCCCAGCCGCCTCGGCGCAGTTTTTCCAGTTTGGCATCGGCGATGCGTGTCCAGAAGTCTTCACCAAAATGGTGGCGGCCCCACTCGGTTCCCAGCGTTTGCGCCAGGCGGCGGTAGCTGACACCAAGCTGCGGTATCACGGCTTCTTTGTACTTGCGGTTTTGCATGTAGCGCCTGGGAACTCCGGCCCACTGGAACAGGGCCTCGATCATGCCTCGCATGGGGTCGGCAAAGGCCAGGCCAGCGGTGCGTAGCTGCAGCCTCAGCAGGGTGAACGCGGTGTCTTTGCCTGAGCCTGCGCTGCCGCACAGGCCAATGATTTTGGGTGGCGGATGCCGTGGTGTTGGGTGTGTGGGTGCTTTGTTTTGCATAGCTGTTTGCGCTTTTGCATCAAGCGCCGGGCGTGTTTTTTGTTGCAAAAACGCTCGGCGCTTTGGGTGCTGGCTTGGCCGGTAGCGGCTGGGGCTCAGGTGGCTGCGCTGTAGGAGCCGATCAGCACGGGGATGATTTGCTCTCCAATGTGCAGCTCTCCTGCTGCTGCATCGCTTTCGCTGCCAGGCTTGACGAGCGGTGGCAGCATCGTGGGTGCAATGGCATCGGCAACCTTGTCGGCCAGCTCCTGGGCCATTTCTTCAATGTGCTGCTCGGCCTTGATGATGCGCAGCGTCAGCACCGGTTTGTTGTCGCTGGTCAGCACGCCCAGGCGCAATACAAATTGGCGCTCATTCAGCCCGGCGTAGGGGTCGCAGGTGAAATAGATGGTGTCTGGTACCGCTCCGGACGCGGAGGAGGCCTTGATGCTTTCAAAGCTGCTGTGGCTGCTGCTGAGTTGTTCAACCGTGCTTTGCAGCTTGCGGGCAGTGTCGATGGTCAGATTGCGGACGGCCTGCGCAGCCAGGGCGGTTGGCATCTTGTCTGTTTTGTCAAAGCAGATGATGTGCGGCTCCCAGTCTTCCAGCCACTCGGCAACGGCGCTTTGCTTGACATTGGCGTTTGTCATGTTCAGCAGCGCGATGTAAGCGGCGGTTTTTTTTGCTGTGAGCGTTGCGGTGTTGTCGGCGTGGCCGGGCTGCGTGGGTGTGCCCAGGTTCAGCACGGCGGTGGCGTGCATGTGGCTGGGGTTGACAAAAATGGCTGCACCGTCTTCGGCGTGCTGGCGGGTGTAGGCGGCAAAGCTGTCGATGCACGAGGTGTTCATCTGGCCACGGGCGCGGCGGCGGTTGGCGAGCATGCGCTCCAGGTCATGCAGCTTGAAGTCATCGGGCAGGGCCAGCATGCCGTTGTTGCTGGCGCCAAAATCCGTAGGCAACATCGTGTTGTTCAGTTGTTTACCAGCGGCGTTAATTTGCTCAGCTTTTTGCAGGGCCTGGATTGCGTCTTTGTCGATCATGGGGTGCTTTCAGTGTGGGTTGTGGTGGTTGGTGGGGTGGGGTGCTGGTTGGCGGCCTGGCTTTGGTTGCTCAGGTGTTGGGCTTGCCATGGCCATCCAGGAAGGACAGCTGGCTTTGGGGAACAATGGTCAGAGCACCGCCACGGCCAACGTACATGGGGGTTTCGCGGCTGGCCTCGATGGTTGTTTTGCCTTCGAGGGTCGGTTTGGTGAAACTGATGTCGTGCTCAATCTGCACCTGCGTCGTGCCCTTGATGGGCTTGATCTTGAGCTTGATGCTGATGGCACCTGGGCGCTGCAAATCAACCACCAGCGAGGATGTGGTGCTGAGCGCCTCGCTCAACATGACGGCGAATTGGCCGCCGTCCAGCTCGGTCAGAAACTGGTCAACCTTGGTCACGGCCTTGTTGACATGGCTGGTTGGGTTGGATGCAGTGGTAGTGGGTGTGCTCATTGAGGCCTCCTTGGCGTGAGCGGTTGAAAAAACTGGGTTGAAAAATCGCGGGGCTTGCTGGGGTGCTGTCTGCTGGCCGGTGCCGTCAGCGGCTGAAAAATCCGGCCCAAAATGCCGGCACAGTGCTCACAAGCAGCCAGGCAACAACCCAGGCCAGCGCGGTGGCCGCCACGGCAAGCCAGCCGGGATTGACCCGGGCCAGCCATTGGCTTCGGCGGCTGTAGTTGGCGGTGTGTGGCCGGATGGGTGGCAGGCCTTCTTTCTTGACCTGCTCTGCTGCGTTGGCCATGGACAGCTGAAAAGTGAGCTGTGCGACTTGTTGCTGCAGGGCGGCGTAGGCTGATTCGTGCTTCTGGATGCGGTCGGCCAGCTGCTTGGAGTGCGGGCCGGTCACGGCCACGGTGTGGCCGCTTGTGCTGAATGTGGTGTGGCTCATGCAGGTTGCCTGTGGGCTGGTGGTTATGGGGGTGGGGGTTGATCTGGCAGGGCAGTCGCGGCCCTGGTGGCAGCCGTAATCGCAGCAGTTCATTGGCGCTGGGCCCCCCGGCTGGCTTGCTGCACGGCGGCCACGGCTTGCACGGCGGTATCGAGGGCGGCGCGGGTGCCTGCGCATACAAGCTCGCTGCTGGTGTGCCAGTAGTGGGTAGCTTCTGGGCTGGGGCTATCGCGGCACACCTCGGCAGCAATTTGATCGACGTGGGTAGCGTGCTGGCGGGCCTTGCGCTGGGCGGCACGTTTTTCAGCCAGAGTTTTGGCTTGCTCTTCGGCCTGGGCATCCAGCACAGCAGTTCCGCAGTACAGCGCCAGAAGCATGAACAAGCACATGATGATCCAGGGCCATGGCGATGTGGAAGGTGGGCGGGTGTCGTACACGTAGTTCATGGGGCATCTCCTGTGGTGCTGGTTGGCTGGTAGTGGTTGTGGTGGCTGGCTGCCGTGGCTGAAACGTGGCTGGCAATGGCTGCGCACATGCGCGGGTAGTCCGCTGCCGAATACAGGCGGGCTGATTTGTTGCGGTGCTCTGGCTCAAAGCCCAGGCTCAGTACAAATGCCGCGCTGACCATGAAGCCCAGCCGTGCGCTGATCTGGCCCAGGCTCAGCAGCTCGCCCGGTTTGGCGTGGCTGGCTGGTGTGTGGCCGTGGTGTGCCAGGTGTGCGGGCGGTGGCGGGGCTGGCGTGGGTGCCTCGCTGGGCATAAGCAGCGGGGCGGCTTGTTGCGCGGCCCGCTGGTGGTGGCGCTGCATGGCCTTGTCAAAAGCCTCGCTGGCCTGAAAAAACCGGGTGCCCAGGTCCAGCATGCTTTGAATCAGCTCGGCGGGGCTGGCGGTGGCGAAGTGGGCGGCCAGCTCGTCGGCGGCTGCTGATTCGGCGGTGGCCTGGGTGGTGGCGGCTTCGGTGCTCATGCTGCCGCCTGCGCAGGCATTGCAAACGCTTTGCTGCCGTGAAATGCGTACAGGAGGCCGCCATTGCGTTGACACGCTTCGGCTGCTTTCTTGAGGTCGTCGCGAATATGGTGCTGTGCAGAGTAGAGCGCGTAGTAAGTCGCTTCCTCGTAAATTTTTTGGCTCAGTCGCTCAATTGCCTGAAGCTCGGTGTCCTTGTTGAGCGTGTGTGCTGCCCATGAGTGGGCAATGCTTATTTGATCCATCATCCCGTAGGTTTGGATTATTTTTGGCAGGGCCGGTGCGCGTGGCTTGCGTGTCTGCCCGGTGCTGCGGGCGGAGGTGTTGGGGGTTGGCATGGGGCTTTCTCCGGGTGGTGTTTGACCGAAAAAAAGCCCACCCAGGTGTGCGCCTGGGCGGGCTGTGAACCCGGCGCATGGGCCGGGCAGGGGGTTTGTGAAATGAGATGCTGGGTCCGCACGCTGCGGAATTCCAATCGTTGATGCGTGTCCTCGATGCTCTGTACAACCATCAGGGCAGGGGGCCGGGCTTGATTCCGGCTGTTCGTCCCTTCTGTCGGGTCTTTCGGCATGCCATTGGTCTGCTGGCTGCCGACTGCTGAGGGCTGACCGCCCGCACTTCCTTCAGTGCTGCCCCTGCCCTGATGGCCCCCGGCTTGTCGCCGGGGCCGTGCCGGGCTTTGACCGGCATCCGGCGGCATGTTGATCACGTTGCCGCTGCGCTGGTGCCCTGTCTCAGGGCGTGCGTCAATTACCCGCGATTGACCGCTTCGCGTCTGCCGGTGTGTGTGTCGGCAAATCGCACCGGCTTTGCTCCGGGCCTGGTGGCCCTGCAAAGTGGTGTTTTTCCCGTCTTCTGGCTGCGCATGTGCTGCGCGGCATCAGCCGCCGGGTAGGAGCTGGTCTTCTGGTGCTGACTTGGGTATCCGTGGGTTGTGAAAGGCCAGCAGGCTGCGGCAAGTCGATGCTGGCCACCCGATGCCGCTTTGTTTGCGGCATGGGTGCATTATTGCCCAATGGGCATGCAAAAGGCAAGACCCAAAGGGTAATTATTTTTAAAAAGGCGAAAAAAAACCGCCACGGTGGGCGGTTGGTTGGTTGGGTGATGGGGTTGGCTGGTCAGTTGACCCCAAGTGCACTGCCGCAGTGCTTGCACTTGCTGGCACTGTTCAGCACGTACTCGCGGCACTCGGGGCAGCGGGTGTGGGTTTTGGCGTTGACCTTGATGGTGATGCTGTCCAGGTCATCAAGTGACAGGATGAAGGCGAAGGCCACCACGGGGGTGAACAGGATGGAAATGGCAAACCAGATAAAGCCGTTGCGGCCTCGCCTGGTGGCCAGAAATGAAGCCGCAATGCTGAGCGCAAAGTAGCCGATGATCGATTCAAACAACAGAAATTGCACGTTTCCTCCTGGGGTGGTTGTTATGGTCTGGAAATTCTATGGTCTGCGAAACGGGATGATCACGGCCCGGCTTGCGCTTGGCTCTGTCTGATCAGTGCTGGGGCTGGCCGGTGGTTCCGTTGGCTTGGGCTGGTTGCGCAAGCGCATCTAGCAAGCGCACTGCGGTAGCCCACTGGTCAGGGGGTAATGCCTCCATCAGCTGCATGGCCCTGGTGCGGGGGTCATCTTCGCCGTGCAGCTCGGCGTAGGTCAGTGGGGTGTCCATCCAGCCGTTTGGCAGGCTGAGTGCATGCTCAATTTCGCGGGCCATTGGTGACCCCATCAAAAAAGTTTTCCCCTCGCGGTCTGTCCGTGCGTTTTGATTTTTGATGCGGCTCAGGCGCGAGTCTGTGCGCGGGTATCCGATTGCTTCGTTCAGCTCAGCAAAAGACCCGTATTTTTTCAGCAGCAGCTCCAGCTTTTCGCGGCGTGTTTCGTCGATTGTTTTCACCCCAAGAATCATGTCTGGAGGCTGAAAAAAGCAAAATTTTCCATTGGGTTTGTCTTTGCCGACCCATTGGGTAATAATTGGAGGCATGATCAAACTCAAGTTATGGCTGAAGGGTGAACGGGGCAGGGCAGCGGCATTGGCCGAGCGCCTTGATGTTCATCCGCCGTTCATCACAAAAATTGCCAACGGCAAAAAGCCCATCCCCGTTGGAAAGATGTACCAGATCGAGTGCTTCACAGGTGGCGCAGTCACCCGCCGTGACATGCACCCCGAGTCCCCCGAGCTGATTTGGCCCGATCTCGCGGTGCGTGAATTGAATGCACAAAATCTGCCTTCTGCGCTTGCCGCAAAAGCGCATGATGCTACCAAAACTGAGGCGGCCTGATATGGCAGACCACAACATCCGCGTGGTCACGCTGCTGACCGGCGACGAATACCTGGCCATGCAGCACATGGCTGATTCAGACGGCCTGAGCGATTCGGCATTCATTCGCACTCTCCTGAAGAGGGAGGCCCGAAACCGGGCCTTTGCCCAAGTGTCCGAGCGTGCCCGCCTGGATGCCAGTGCCGAACCTGCACAACTTGTGCGCACCCCTTCCATGGGGGGTGCATGAGTATTCCGGAGCAAAAAGTGAAATCCCGCATGGGCCGCCCGCAGGGCTCAGTGCGGGCTGCGGTGGCCGATGCGCTGGCCAGCGGCGTGGTGGGTGGGCTGGATGTGCTGGCCCAGCACACGGGTTTTCCACCGGCCTGCGTGCGGGTGGCCGTCAAAAGCATGTTGCGCGGTGGCAGTGTGGCCCCGGCTGGCAGTGTGCGCCGCGCTGGCCGTGGGCGGCCTGGTGCGCTGTATGCCTGGGCGCAGCGGGCCGATGCCCAGGCAGGGGCCCCAAGCGGCGCGGCGCTTTTGATGGCGCATGTGTCTGCCGCGTGGCGGGCTGCGCCTTTCGATCTCTGCCTTTCTTCATCGTCATCTCAAGGGGTTTATCCCATGTCAGCAGCCATTGCGGTGCAAAGCACCAGCGTCGATGCCTACCACGCCCAGGGCCACAAGGGGCGCAACAAGCGGTTTCAGCAGATCATCGATGTGTTGCGCAATGCCTGGGTGCATGAGCGCATTGCCAACCTCACGGCCACCGAGCTGGTTGACCGCCTCCAGCGCAGCTACCCCGATGTGGGCTGGCACCCCGGCAACGTGTCGGCCCGCCTGAATGAGATGGTGACCGCCCAGCTGGTGCGGCGGTGTGAAACCCCGCGTTTGTGCAGCGTGAGCAAAAGCGGGCGGCTGTGCAAGCCGGTGATGCTGGTTGCCAAGCAAGAAAGGCTGGTGGCGTGATGTCGGCTGACTGGATCAAGATGCGCTGCAACCTGTGGGATGACCCGCGCATTGCCCGCGTGTGCGACGAAACCGAGCAGACTGAGGCTGCTGTGGTGGGTGCGGTGTACTGGCTGTGGGCCACGGCTGACCAGCATTCCGTGGATGGCTTCATGCCTGGCCTGAGCTTGCGCCAGATTGACCGCAAAACGGGCGTGCCCGGCTTTGCCCAGGCGATGAGCGCCATCGGCTGGATCACGGCTCAGCCGGATGGTGTGGTGATCGAGCGGTTTGATGAACACAACGGTGCCAGCGCCAAAAAGCGGGCGCTGACGGCCCGCCGTGTGGCCAAGCACCACGCCGCTGGCCGTGGTGGTGCCGGTGATGGTGCGGGCGGCACTGGCGGCCCCGTTGGTCGGGGTGGTTTGTCCGCTGGGCCGGGCTTCGATATCTGCAATGGTGGCTTTGAGGGTGCTTCGGTGCCTTCTTCTGTGGCCGGTGGTGGCATGGCCGGGCAGGTGGGCGGTGCGCCGTCGGCCTTTGATGCGCTTCCGCTGGTTCCACCTGCTGTGGTGTCTGGCCGCTGGCTGGCCCCGGCCCCGGTGGTGCCTGCTGTGGTGGTGGCAACGCCTGCGCCCGCATCTGCACCGGCACCCGTGCCAGCGCCCACACCGGCTTCTTCCCCTGTGCCTGTGGCCACTGCTGTGGATGGCGCTCCTGTGGATAAGCCTGTTTCTAGGTTTGATTCTGTGGATAACATGTGTGTAACCACTGATTCGGCATGCACTAACGCTGTGAGCGTTAGTTGTGCGTTACCTAGAGAAAGAGAAAGAATAAGAGAAAGAGAAGAACCATCGTCGTCGTCGCCTTTCCCGCGTACACATGGGCGCGTGTGCGAGGGGGCTGCCAACGACGACGACGAAGGTGATGATTTTTTGCCAAAAAGCCGGGATGCGTGGGCACGGATTTTGTCAAAAATGGCTGGTTCTGCTTTTGCAGTTAGCCATAGGTTTGCTACTATTTCTGATAACTGGATTGGTGCAGGTGTGTCGGTGGGGGAGATGCGGGGGTTGGTGGACGCTGCGCAGCGGTCTGCCGGTGGCCCCATCGGCTACATGCCGGGATACGTCGAGGCGATGCGCTGCGCTCGGTTGGCTTCGCCATCCGTTGCCATTGCCGATTTGGTGCCGCCAGGTTCTGGCATGGTCGCCGTGATAGCCGCTGGCGGGGTGGTCGTGGGCGTTGGTGACGATGCGCCGCCACCCCGCCGCCCCGCCAACCCTGCCGACGTGGCCCGCATGACGGTGCCGGGCAGGCCGGGGCGTGACCCGGTGCTGGTGGCCATCGACCGTGACGCGGCCAGGGCTGTCCCTCCCCCTGCGGCGGTGCGGGAGCGGCTGGCAGTCATCAGGACGCAGATGGCCGATGGGGATCGTGCCCGCCGCCGTGGCGGCGTGGCTTTCCGTGGTATGCGCGGCATTGGCGAGCTGTTGGCCGGGGGTGCGCAGTGAGCGGCGGTCGCACTGGCCGTGCGTGGGCCGTGGTGATTCTGGCTCGCGTGCTGGGCGATGGCTGCAATGCGTTTGTGCCCAACCCTGCGGGCGTGGTTCAGTTGCCGTGCCGGTACGCTGTGCAGTCGGCGCTGGATGCGTTGGGCATTGAGTCGCTGGACCGTGTGTTGCGGCACCCTGGTTTCGGGCCATCGGTACGGGAAATTTTGGTCGCGCACGGAGGCACGGTATGACACCGCAGCAGTACAGCGCGGCCAAGAGCCTGCTGCGCACCGTCAACGGCGGCACGGACATTGGCGCATGGGCGCGTGGAATTACAGGCCGGGCCGACAAGGGGCTGCCGGTCAATCGGGATGATCTGGCCGTTGCTCGTGAGCTGCTGACCATGACCAAAAAAATCAACAGAAAAAAGTGAGCACAGAAGAAGCATGCCAGCTTTGCAAATCATCAAAACAACCATGGCCGCCTGGGGTGTGCCAGCCAGCGGGCCGGGTCAGAATGCAGTGCCTGGGGTGCTGCGCACGCCTGGTGCTGAGTGCCCGCCCCAGCAAACATCTGGCCAATTGCATGCTGGAGCGCATAGCCGGGTACAGGGGCGCTCCGTCTCGGGCCGATGTGCTGGCCGCAGTGGCGGAAATCCTGGCAAGGTCTTGAGCGAGTGCGTGTAGCTGGCGGCCAAGGTCTTGAGCGGGTTGGTGTAGTCCAGCCTCAAGGTCTTGAGCGGGTGCGTGTAGTCGGCAGTACGTGCGGCTGGTACTCCCCCTGGGTGGGCCGCTTTTCGGGGTGTACCCACTGCATTTTGAAGGGGTGGGGTGGCATACCCCCTGCCTTTTGGCCTTCCGCCATGCCCGCCGTGGGTGGGTTTTGGCTGGTTTTCTGGGTGGCCGTAGAGTTCACTCGTCTGGATGTTGGATGGCTGGATCTGCATTGTTGATCCCATCCTGTTTTATTTGATTTGTTGCGTGCGGCCACGGCTCCAGTCCGGCAGCCCGAGCGGCGCAGGCCAGCGCGGTGCGCATGTCAATCTTGACTTCGCCGCGCTCATGGCGTGAGTACACCTGCTGTGTGATGCCCAGCTTGTCTGCAGCCTCGGTTTGAGTCCAATCCATGTGTGTGCGCCAGGCGCGCATGTCAGCTGGTGTCATCGCAGCACTCATTTGAGTTTGACCACGCACGCAAAATCCAGCACTTTGCCGCCGACCGTCCACACAGTCAGTCGGCACCTGCCGGGCAGCATGGCGCGGTCTACCTGTTTTTTGTCAATGGCGACAGAAAACGGGCTGCTGGTGCCATCGTCAAACACCACATCCCAGCACCGGCCTGGCGCGTGCAGCGATGGCTCGATGCTGACTTTTTTCCCCGTGCGCATTTCCGCCAGCAGCGTTTCGGCCTCCGGCGGCACCAGCAATCGCCATGTGCCCGCGTTGGCGCTCAGATAGCAGAACCCCCCGTGGGCATGCTCTGTCTCCCAGTAATTGGTGGCGGTGATGTCTGGGCCGCTGTTTGTGATTGAGATCAGGTGCATTTTTGGTCTGATTTATTTTGCGCCGCAAGCACCGGCGATGTACGCCGTGCTCAGAAGGTCTCTGACTTGTGCTTCGGTCATCACAACGACGACCGCGCCGGGTGGGGCTGTCCAGCGGGACACCCAGGGCATGGGGTCAGCATCGGGAGCCCGGTCTACACGTGTGCACACCCAGTCGCTCAGCTTTTGCCCCAGCGCTTGTGACTGACGCACCCAGCGGGCTTTGGTTCCTGGGTGGGCTTTGATAATGATGGTGTCGAGCGCAGTCATCATGCCGCACGGTAAAACTTGCCAGACTCCGACCCCAAAACACCGCTCATATCCAGCTCGCCATCACCCACCGTAATCTCGTCAAGCGTTATTTCGACCGCCCAAAAAGCCGCAAACGACTGGCCCCCATGGAACAGTGTTTCTCCGTCAAAGTCATAACCACGTCTGCACGCATCATCCGCTTCGACATATCCGTCACAGCCGTTCCATACGATTTTTGTCTTGCTCATGATCAATGTCCTGGGTTTTCTTTAGATTCCGTGTGCCGCACGGTCGGGGCTGACCCCACTCCGAGGCCCCCGCGTGGGCAGGGGCTACGGGGTGGGGTCAGCTATCGATTTTTTCGGCCAACTTATTAGCCAGCGCGGCAAGCTGACGTAGCTGCCGCACAACCCCGGCGCGGCGCTGCATCACTGTGCGGGTGTCTGGGCCAAAAACATCATCGGATTGGTCTTCGGTGGCGACAGTCTCAATTTGACCGGCATACTCAACGAGACATCTGAGGCTTGTCAGCTCACAAATCGTGTGCCCGTCAGAATCTTGGTGCTCTGACCAAACCTCCTTTGCTGGCCGCGTGTATTCGGCAATAGGCGCAAGATTTTTATCCAGCACTTGAACTTTAGCCAGCCCGTTTGGGTAAATCTTCACCTGCCGCTCGCTTGCAGCCCATTGGCGCATGTACTGGGAGACGGCTCCCTCAATTGCTTGAGGAGTGTTGCATTTAGCCAGTGCAACTGCAAAGGCGTTTATTGCTTGTGTGTTTTCGATCATAATTTTTGCTCCTGGTCAGGATTCCCGGTGCCGCCGGGTCGGTGGACAGCTTGTTTGTTGTCCTAGATCTCGTCATACGTCACTTTGATGTAATTTTCTGCCGGGTCATTGCGCACTAGCAGGACATAGGCCCAGACACGGTAAAAATTTTGGTAGACCTTTCCGCAAAGAAAATCTACGACCCACGCACAGCCAGGTGTGTCGCAGACCTCGCTTGTCCAGAAAAAACCACCATATGGGGCTTGGTCTGTTCCAAAAAGTGACAGTAGCTCTGCCCGTGTTGGCAGCCGCCAGTCATTGTTCTTCCCGCCTGCATGGGCGGAGTTGACTGTATCGACAAGAGCCTGGGCATGCCCCCAGGTTCGGCTTCCTTCGCACTCGCACCAACTTAGGCCCCCGCGATGCGGTGGCAACTCATTTGCCGTTGTCATGATGTCTTATCCTTGCCAGTATTCCCGGTGCCGCCGGGGCGGTGGATTTGCTGTATTGCCTGTCCATGAGATTAATTATACATCGTTTAGGCGTAAATTGCTGCCGTTCGTCGGATTTTTTTACCACCCCTCCCGCGCCAGCAACGCTGTGCCAACACCTTTTGCCCAGTTATCAATCCATGGCGGAAGCGCCGCCTCTGGGCAGTCGTAGCGCATGGCTACCCAGGGGGCTGGCGGGGCAGTCATGTCTGGCAGCTCAGCGGTGGCATGGTCATACAGCCATTTCCAAAGCCCTGGGCTGGCCCTGCTGTGCAGGCACACGGCTACCACGGCGATGGGCGTGCCATCGTCCAGCAGCTGGAGCGTGGCCCGTTTGCTGCCCAGGTCACCGCGCACGCGGTAGCCGCTGAGTCGGCTGTTTGCGTAGCCCTCTGCGCCCCCGGCCAGGGGCAGCAGTGTGCGGTCGATGATGTAGGCCTCTTCGGCGGGGTCGGCCCGCTCAGCTCGCTCGCTGTGGCCATCGGTGATGCTGACGTAGATCATGTAGCTCATGTCAGCAGCCCGGCAATGTGATTGATGAGCTGCTGGCTTTGGCCAGCGCCCAGGCGGGCCACGTCGTGCGTGCGCACATTGCCGTCTGCCTCAGCAGCGAGGCGGCGCATGAATGCAATCGCGGCGGTGTCGGTCTCGGGGCCGATGTACAGCACATCGATGGCTCCGCGAAACGTGCGGGCCACGGCCAACGCGGCGGCCTCGTTGTCGGGCAGGCCGTCGCTGATAACAAGCGTCACGCCGGGGTCCATGTCTTTTACGTACCGCAGCGCGGCGGCCAGGTTGGTGTTTGCTTCTGGCTCTGGCACGCTGCTGACGCGGCGCGGTGTGCCGCTGAATGCCACAAGCTGAGCGCCGGTCTGCTGCATGGCACCGGCCACGGCCTGGCGCAACACGTCGATTTTGCGCTGGCCGCCCCATGCCGGGCCGCCCATACTTGCAGAGATGTCGGCGAGGATCACCGCCCCGCCCCGGCGGCGGTCAATGCGGGCTTGCTGAGCGGCAACAGCCCCAGTCTGCGCGGGCAGCGTTTGCCCAGCCCGCTGGACAAGTTGTTGCAGCTTGAGTGCTGGCAGATTCGTCACAGTTCAACCCCCTTAAAGTTCCCACTTTTGATGCCCAGCGCACGCAGAGCGGCGCTGGTTTCGATGGCCCATCCAAGCAAATCTGCCTTTTTTTGGGCGAGTGCCCAGCTTGTTTTGATTGCCCCAGATCCGGGCGCGTACTCGACAAGATGCAGCGCGCCGACTGTTTCTGTTGATGTGCCGGGGTTGAGATACAGCTTTGTTTCGGGGCTGTAGTGCGCGCCCCACACAATCGTCACATCACTCACATCGCGCCCCGTCAGCAATGCCGCCCGGCGCAGCAAAACAGCCAGGGCAGCCAAGCGCTTTTGTCGCAATTCTTCGTCCGCCTGCTCCTGGGCCGCCCGGCGGGTGGTCTCAATGACATGCTGCCGAGCACGTTCACGCCCGAGAGCAGCCCCTTTGACAGCCGCTTCGGCCCGCTCTTTTTCAGAGAGCAACGCCGCCCGCATCGCATCGACGACTGCCGGGCTGCGGCGCAGGGCCTCACCGGCCAGGGCGGCGGCCAGGCTGACGACCTGGTCATCAGTCAGGTCCGAAAAGTCAAGATCAGACATAGTCGTCTACGACAAAATCATCGACACCATCCCATGCAGCCACTTCTGGGCTCAGGACAGGGGCGGGCCGTGGTGTGACGATCAGATTCGTGTAATCCAGCTCCCCGGCTGCATTCACGCACAGACGACCAAGTGCCATCAACAGCATGCCGTGGGCATCCGTGTTGTCTTCGCCGACCTGCTGGCCGTTTTCGTAATGTCCTGTCCACTGGGCCGCTCGATGAAGATCAGCAAGTCTGTCAGATACCACCATCAGATGACCGCCAGCGAATACGCCGTCCTCATCCCAGGGATGAACGGGGTGGTTGCAGTATTCATATGCTGCCTGGCGGGCTTGCAGCTCGGTGTTTCCCATCCCGAGCAGATAGATTTTTTCGCCGGATGCTTCTGTCGTTTTTTGAACAATTGCAAACATTTTGCTTCTCCTGCCCCTGAGACCCGAGGCGCGGTGGACTTGCTGTATTGCCTGTCCATGTGTCGTATTCTACACCTTTTCGATGTAGATTAATACCGTTCGTCGGAAAAATCAAGCCTCCGCGCTGTCGATTTCTTCGTCAGTCATGGCCCAACCGGCTTTGACGATGGCGCGGGGAGAGCCGTGCTTTTCCAGCAGGGCGGTAGCCAGCGCGTAACGCTGATTTTCAGTGACCTTGCGGCGGCAGCGGATGCCTTCCGCAGCACGCTGGGCGTTGATTTGGGCAACGGTCTTGGCAATGTCAGCCAGCTTTTGATTGCCAATTTCAGCAGCCAGCGCATTGACCAGTGCCAGGGCCTCGGCTGTATCGGCCAGACCTTGCGCAACCACCATATCAGAGTGGCCCCACTTTTCGGCTTGCTGGATTTTGTAGGCTGCCCAGTCGCTGCGGAGGCTGTTTGCGTTGTTTGCCATTTTGCTTCTCCTGCCCCTGTGACCCGAGGCGCGGTGGACTTGCTTGATTGCCTGTCCATGTGAGTGACTATATCACGCTTTTTGTGCGTAGAGCACATTTTTTTCATTTTCCGCGTTTTTTGCTGGCTCGGTGCCGCCCATTGCGCACTTGATGCGGTACAGCTCCCACATTCCCGGGTGCATTGTGCGGTCGCCAGCTTCCCACGCCTGCCATGCCCTCTCGCTGGTGTGTACGAGGTGTGCGGCTTGCGCCTGGGTGTGTCCAGCGGCTGCCCGCTGGCTGCGCAAGGCTTCGGGTGTCGGGGTGTTCGGGCTTGTGAATCGCGTGGTCATGGTGTGCTGTCTGGTGGTGTCGGTGCGTCATTGTGCCCGCTTTCTGTGTGGCTCGGTGCTTTTCCGCAATCCACAGTTTTTCACGTCGATCCGGTGCTACTGTTTCTGCCTGTGGATAGCCTGTGGATAACCGCATACCCTATGGGGTATCAAAGGTACTCCCAGGGGCACCC